CCTTCGTTGTTATTCCTAAAGACTCTGAAAAATTTGGTCCAGCTTGGTTGCAATCATTCGTATCTACTCAAATCACAGAAGCATTTGCAGCAGCACTCGAAGCAGCATTCTTGAATGGTGACGGTGACAACAAACCAATCGGTCTCTCTCGCAAACTTACAGGTACTACTGAAAGCAACAAGACAACTTACGCTGAAAAAGACGCACAAACCAAAAAGCTCACTTTTGCCGATTCAGCAACTGTCGTGAAAGAATTGACTGAAGTTTACAAATACCACTCAACTAAAGAAGACGGAAAAACTCCAGTAGCAGTCGAAGGCAATCTTGTAATGGTAGTTAATACTGCAGATGCTTGGGATGTGAAGAAACAATACACTTCATTGAATCTTCAAGGAACATACATCACAGCAATGCCTTACAATCTAATCTTGGTTGAGTCAGTAGCACAAACAGCTGGTAAAGTCACTACATTTGTTAAAGGTCGCTACGATGCATTTGTAGGTGGTGGTATCACACTTGGTCGTTACACTGAAACATACGCATTGGAAGACTTGGACCTTTACACTGCCAAGCAATTTGCTTACGGTAAGGCTCATGATGAAAAGACTGCTGCAGTTTGGACTTTAAAACTCCCTCAAGCTTAATTTAGGGGTTAGATCATGACTTCAGAAGTAGGACTTCATCCACTCCTTGAACCTTTTAAGGAGCGGATGAGGATTTTTCATAGTGGAGAGGATAAAAACCTCTCCCAGATATTGGAAAGCTCTGAAGCTAACATCCTTAGCCTTGTTGGAAGTCAGTACCCGACTGAGCCACGAGTTCGAGAGTTAATTTTGGAGCGTGCTAGATACGTCTATAATGACCAAGTGGAGTTCTTCTATGGAAACTTCCAAGGGGATTTAATGGCGCTATCTCTTGAAAATTACAAAATGGAGGAAAAGCGTGATTAGAGTTTTAAAAGAATTCTTTGACCTTAAAGAAGGTCAGTTCCGTCCAGTAGGTTCAACATTTGAAGAAACAAGAGAACGATTTGAAGAAATCAACTCTATCTTGCCTGGATTTGTTGAATGGGGCGAAGAAAAAACAGAAGTAGTTACAAATATTGAGTTACCAGAAGAATAAACCTCAGTATCGTTATAAAAAGCCTGAAGCTCAAAATGGAGATTTAAGAACCCCCTTAACTTTCTATACTTCTAAAGTTGAGGATGGAGTAGATGGTCGAGATGTGAGTTTTGAAAAAGCTTTTTATACAATGGGGCAAGTTTACTCACCTAGCATGAAAGATATTGAGATTGCTAGTGGTAAGTCAATGAGAGCAAAAATGACTCTGAAAATTCGTGATCCTTTAGCAGATTATCAACCAGAAAATCAACATTTTGTTGAAGTGGGAGATATTCGCTTGGCCAACAAAAAATGGCAAATAATCGATATACGTCCTGATTATGATAATCGGGATTTTTTGATAGTCATAATTGGTGGTGGTCAAGATGTCTAGTGGTGCAGAATTGAAAGGCTTTGATGATGTTCTGAGAAACCTTGAAATGCGCCTTGGAGATGCAAAGGTTAAGCGCGCAACTAGTCGAGCGTTAAAAGCAGCCGCAAATGAAACGCTTGAAGAATTCAAAGGTGCTCTGCAAGTCTATAAAGATACAGGGGAGACCATTGAAAGTGCAACTGTTGGACGTGTGACTGGTCTTCCAGTCGGTGTTCCAGTTATTAAGATTGGTTTTGGTGCTGGTTCACGTTGGCGCTTGGTTCACTTGAATGAGTTTGGATACGCTAAGAATGCACATCCAAGAGGTTTCGGTGTCATTAGACGATTTTCAGAATCAAATGCTCAAAAATATAAATATCGTATTGCTAACCACTTAAAGATTGAGGGATTTAGATGATTAAAGATAAACTAACTGAACTCTACAATGCTTTGAAAGAAGATAAGACTTTAGCTGGTATTAGTATCAAGTCATTTGAACGCCCTGAAACTTTATCAAATGACAAGACAAGTATTGTCATTAAACCTGTCGGTTCACCTATGCAGGCAGTAAGTGGCAGTAATACAAGTTTAGCAAAGGTTTTTCTCTATCAAATTAATGTAGAGTCAAAAAACCGTGTGGAGTGTAAAGAACTCCAAAGGAAAATTGAAAAGATTATGGAAGAACAAGGATTTTATCAAACCACAGGTGGTTTAGATGAATGGATTCCAGAAATCAAACGCTACGTAGATGCTCGGACCTATAAAGGTCGGAGCGCTCTATATGAAGAATATTAAAAATTAAGAAAGAGGTGCTATAAATGGCATTAGTTGGTTTTAAACGTATGACAGTTCGTGTGTTGGATGGAAATACTACTCCAACACTTGGACAAAACCTTTTTGTAATCGAAGGTCAAACTGGTAAAGGTGCGACTCGTACCGCTAAGATTTCAGGTCTTGCAAGTGATCCAGTAAAAACCTATGGTAGTGACGTTGCTTACCACGTATCAAACCGTGGTGTTGGTGACGTTAAGATGGAAATGACTGCAGTTGATATCCCTCCAACTGTACTTGCTAAAATCCTCGGTCATGCAATCAAGGATGATATCATCGGTATTGGTGCTGACACAGTAGCTCCATACTGCTCAGTTATGCTGGAATCTACAGCATCAGATGGTACACAAGCACAAGTTGGTTTCTTCAAAGGTCAATTCTCAATGGATGCTGAAGAATTTGAAACCCTCAAAGACAAACAAGAAGAACTTCCAGATGATAGCTTGAGCTTCTCAGCTATCGCAAGTGACGACACAGACACTAATGGTCTTTACTACATCAAGTACATCGGTAAGGACGAAGAAAAACTCAAGAAATTCAAAGGACAACTTAAAATGGTTGTTGCAGGGTAGGAAGAGGGCGCAAGCTCTCTTTTTATCTTTTCTAGAAAGGAAAGTAAATGGCTAAGGTTAAATTTTTAATTAAAAACGAAAAGGGTCAAGATGTTCAAAAGACTAGTAAAGAAATTACTACTAAGGACTATCGTGACTACTTGATTCTCAATGAAGCACTATCATCTGATGTGTCAGAGGTAGAGAAATTAGACAAACAATTAGAATTCATCGCCTCACTGTTTGAAGATTTGGAAGTGGAAGAGCTTTTGAAATTCACGGACATGGCAGATATTTTTGCGGTATTTGCAGACATCTACTCTCATCTGGTTGGTGATGTTGACCCAAAGGAGAAAAAATAAAGCCAAGTGAAGCGCTGAAAAGGTTTTATGGTTTTGTCAAGCAAGCTACTGAAGGTCCATACGGTATGAGTATCCGTGATGTGATGGATACGAGCTGGGAGGACCTAATGGGTGTTCTTGGTCAAATCGAATCTGATAAAACTGAGGAAGTCATGGATCTTGCTGACTTTCTAGAAACGATTTAAAAAGGAGGATTTGAATGGCAGGTGGAACGCCGTTAGGTCAAATGTATATCGAGCTAGGGCTGGACGTGTCGAAGTTCAATCCTACTCTAAATGGTGCTAAAAATGCGGTTAAATATTTTCAAAGCAATGTAAAGGCGCTAGATAGTTCTCTAAAAGATAATGGAAAAAACACAGACTTACTACAAGCAAAATACAAGACTTTAGGCCAAGCTATTGGATCACAAAAAAAGGTCTTGGATGAAATGAAAAAGAGTTTTGATAAACTCGAACCAGGTACTGCTAAGTTTGATAAAGCAGCTGCAGACATTGAGCGTGAAAATGCTAAGTTAGCAGCAATGGAAAGACAACTTAGAAGTGTTGAACAAGCATTGATTGCAGTAGGTAAAGAAAATAGTTTCGCCACTCGTATAAACAAGCTAGGAGATGGTTTGATTAAGGGTGGAGATAAGATTAAAGCGTTTGGAGATAATGTTTCAACGTTTGGTGGAAAGTTAACTACTGGATTAACTGCTCCATTAGTTGCAAGCGTAGGTTTGATTACTAAAGCTGCAGTCGATTATGAATCTGCTTTTGCTGGGGTTAAAAAGACAGTAGATGAAACTGCCACGGTATCTTATAAAAACTTGTCAGACGGTATTCGTCAAATGGCTAAAGAATTGCCAGCAAGCGCAGTTCAAATCGCAAACGTAGCAGAAGTGGCAGGTCAGCTTGGTATTAAGGCGGATGATATCCTTAAATTCTCACGTACTATGATTGATATGGGAGAATCAACCAACTTAAGTGCTGAAGATGCTGCAACTGCAATCGCTAAAATTGCAAACATTCTAGGATTGACATCAGACGAATATTCTCGATTCGGTGCATCCGTAGTTGACCTTGGTAATAACTTTGCAACTACTGAGAAAGACATTGTAGAGATGACAAATCGTTTAGCAGCAGGTGGAAAACTAGCTGGGCTAACTGCTCCAGAAATCTTAGGTCTTGCAACTGCAATGAGTAGTGTAGGGATTGAAGCAGAGGCAGGTGGTACTGCAATGACTCAAACTCTTACTGCTATTGGCAATGCAGTTTCATTGACCACTAAGGATTCAGCAGATGATCTAGCATTGATTGCTAAAGTTGCAGGAACAACATCAGAAGAATTCCAACAAGCTTGGAAAGAAAAACCTGCTGAAGCTTTACAAGCCTTTATCAAGGGACTTAATACAGCCCGTGAAAAAGGCGCAAATATGGATGCTATCTTGATGAAGTTAGGCATGACAGGTATTAGACAAGGAAATATGCTTAAATCTCTAGCCTTGTCATCAGACAAGATGGGTGCAGCAGTCGCACGTTCTAACCAAGCGTGGAAAGAAAATACTGCCTTAACCAATGAAGCGAATAAACGTTATGAGACAACAGAATCTCAATTGAAGATGTTCAAGAACCAGGTAACTGACCTAGCTATTGAGTTTGGTGGACCTTTATTAAAGGCACTACGAGACGGATTGAAAGCAGGTAAACCTTGGATTGAGACATTAGCTAAGATGGCTAAACAGTTTAGTTCGATGTCTGAAGAACAACAAAGAAATATCCTGAAATGGGGTGCTTTAGCAGCAGGAGCTGGACCAGCGCTATCAATATTCGGTAAAGGTATTGGTGTTATTGGTAATTTAACTCAAGCATTAGGATGGTTGACGAAAGGAACAAGTAAAGCAGTAGGCGGAATATCCTTAATGGCTAAAACTTTCCAAGCGTTTAAAACAACTGGAAATCTAACCTCTGCATTCCAATTGGCAAGTTCTGGTATGGCATCCTTTGGTACTGCTACGGTATCAGCTTCATCATCAACAGGATTGCTAGGAACATCTATGAGTTTACTCGCAAATCCTTTAGGATTAGTAGTTGGAAGCCTAGCTTTAGCAACTGCAGGTCTTGTCTATCTTGGAAACGAGAAAGATAAAGCAAGAATCAAGACTGAGGAGTTTGGCTCACAGTTAAGTGACACTGCAAGAGGAGAGTTGAGAAACTTTCAGAAGACAGTTGACGAAACAAGTACAGCAGTTGCAAACTTTGGAACTCACGCTGGAGATGTCGAAAAAGTCTCAGGAGCTTTTAAAAAGCTTTATGAAGATATTCAAGCAGCAGCAGACCAAAGCAACCACAGAATGGAAGAATTGGGTGCTAAATGGGGTCTAAGTGCTGAACAAATTGCCCAAGTTAAAGAAAGAAATGGTCAAATTGTTTCGAATACAGAAGCGATGATGAACCAGATCAATGAAATCTACCAACGACACAACGGCGATGCTAGTAAATTTTCTCTAGAAGAAAAAGAAATCATCTTGAATAACCAAAACGAGATGATTAAGGCTAAACTTTCCATGATGAGCTTATCTGCTGATCAACAAAAAGCAGCACTACAAGCATTGAATGGAGAAATTGGAAGTCTAAACGAAACTCAATTAAAACATACTAAAGATGTTTTAAAACAAGCCTTGGATGAAGAGAAGAAACTCTACGAAACATCCAAAGACGAGTTAAAAGAGTTATTAGACGGAAAAGCTATTGACCAAGAAACTTATAACAAGAAAATGCAAGAACTAGAAGCAAACCATACTCAAACTATGGAAGCTTTAGGAAGCAAGTATTATCAAGTTATGAAGAACCTGGATGAAAAAGTTAAGTCCAGAACTGGCCAAAGTTGGAACTACTGGGAAGAAGCCAAAAAAACCTTAGAAGAGTACGGTTTATCCTATGAAGAAATCGGACGTAAGGCATCAGAAGCATCTCAAAAAGTAGGCAATTCTCATAGCATCCTTGCAAACTATACTAGTGAAATGAGCAAAGAAGTCAAAGAAGCTAATGATGCTTGGTCGGTGTTAGTGGGTAATATTGACAAGAATGGTAATTTCCAAGTCAAGTCAAATGTCAAGGAAGTCATCGGTGAAGCTTCTAAATCTGCAGAAGGATGGGAACAATTACAGTTCATTGCTAAAACTGCTGATATCAACTCAAATGCTCGTGTAACTATCGCTGAAGCACTTGTAGAGTCAGGTAAATGGAAAGACATGAGCCTGGAAGAAAAACAAGTCATCGTTAAGAACCAAGCAGGTATGCAAGCTATCTTTGATAGTGAGAAAAACCTCAAGATTTGGAACGATATGCCAGCCGAAGTCAAAGAACTTCTTTTGAAGAATACTGACATCATGAGCAAGGCAGATGAAGCCACAAAAGCTCTCACAAACTATGAAGCATTAACTCCAAAACAAAAAGAGTTGCTTGCCACAGATAAAAGCTTCAGGAATGCGGTATCTCGATCTACAGAATCTTTGAAGAATTGGAACGCAATAACTCCATTTACAAAAGATTTATTAGTAAATCCAAATGATGCTTTGTATTTTACTCAATTATCAATCGATAAAATGGCAGCTTGGAATCTTGCTACAGCTGAAACTAAGTCATTGGATGCAGTAGATAATACGGGGGTTGCAGTTGGAAGTGCAATCGTAAGCGTGAATTCTCCGAAACAAGAAGCTCCTATCAATTTGTTTGCAGCTGACCAAACTTCAGGTGTACGTTTAGAAACAAGTGGAGCAATCAATTCGATTAAACAATATACGCCAGTCAATATTTTGGCTCAAAATAGCACACAAGGAACAGTAAATCAAGTTCAATCTGGTGTGAACAGTATCCAAGACAAAACGGTTACTATTAACGCACAAGATAACGCTTCTGGTGTTCTTTCAGGTATTAAGAGCTGGATTGATAGTGTAACTGGTAACTTTTTCACTAATGTTTTTGCAAGTAAGCACGCTCATGGTACGAATTACCACCCAGGTGGACTTGCAGTGGTCAACGACCAAAGGAATAGCACCTACAAGGAAATGGTCACATTACCAGATGGTCGTAGTTTCATCCCTGAAGGTAGAGATGTACTGCTACCACTTCCTAGAGGTTCAAAAGTCCTACGAGCAGATAAGACCAAGCGTTTAATGAGTAGCATGGGAATTCCTAAGTATGCGAATGGTATTGGTATTCCAAGTGATGCAAAATTCCTACGAGAAATGGAAGAAGCGCAACGTAATATCACAATTCAGACTACTAGCGTACAAAATGGGCAAGATACAGATAAAGTTGTGTCTGAGATGAGGATTCTGAGGTCAAGTTTAGAAAAATTGCTTACTGCTATCCTTAACAAAGACTCAAATGCTTATCTAGATAGCTCTATGGTAACGGATATTATCACAAAAAAACAGAAATCACAGGAAAGAATGCTACTTAGAATGAAAGGAGTGATTGAATGAGCGTAGTTACAATGCGTTTTAATAAAACAGACTTACAAGAGCTTATTGAAATTCACGATATCCAAAGAGATGTCGGGAACAATCGCTCCATCACAGTTGATCATGCACCTAAGATAGGTGTAAATATCCAACAACAAACTATTGATGCAAAATACATCAAAGTAGATTTTTCTATTTGGACTCAAGATAGAAATACCCTCAAGCATAAACTTGCGGGTATTTTTAATGTTGACAGTCCAAAAGAATTAACTTTCTCAGATGAACCTGACAAATACTACCTTGCAATGGTTGTTGATGATATCTCCATGCAAGAGTCAAACGGTAGACGCTCGACAGGTAGCATTAAATTTATTGTCCCAGACGGTGTTTCTCACAGCAAGGTTTATAAAAATCTCAATAGTGATGCAAATGCTCAAATTACAGCTGAAAAAATGGTCTTTGACGTAACAAATAACGGTACAGTTGATGCTTACCCAATTATCCAAGTTAAGCATAATGCTGAAAATGGATATGTAGGACTCGTTAACAATAATACAGCATTTGAAATTGGAGACCGAAAAGAAGTTGATAGTGAAACGGCCAAACGCTCTGAGGTGTTGCTTGATTTTAAAGGCGATAATATCGCTCTAGGTTTTGCTAGAGCTGTCAAAAACACCTCAGTGACTAACAGCCCAGAGAATTTAACTGGCACATCGGAACTTGTTACAGTAGATGGCAAGAAACGTGTCAAGCTAAGAGAACAATTTAGCGGTACATATAATGCCAGTTATTCATCAAGTTTGTCATGGGAGATACCAGCTGACTCAACAGGTCAAAAAGGTTCACTCAATGATTACATCTTCTGCGAGTTAGTTTATCAACTAGACTCTGTGGCTCAATGTGGCTTTATTAAAGTGACCGTGACTGACACAAGTGGTCAATTTCTGTACGGTATCGAAACTTACAAACGTTATAACGGTCTATACTGTGGTTTCAATATTTTCGCAACAAATAATAATAATGACTATAATTTCTTAAAGACTTTAGACTTTGACTCATCTAACAACCCAGACAGAAATCCTTTTGTTAAAGGACGAGGGCAGTTTGAAATCAAGAGAAACGATGAAAAACTGCAGGTCTATTTCAACGGCTCACATTATAATTTTTCTGTACCTGAAATTAGAGGTAAGAAATCTGCTAAAATCCATGTGACAATAGGAGCTTTTCATGGCACGCCTATTATACCTCACTTGTA